AGATCAACAAGACAAAGTTAGACTCTTAATAGATCCGACTTCATCTTATGCTCAAGCCGCTGCTATGGCAATGGGAAGAGCAATAGATGATGTGATCATTTCTGCTGCACTAGGTACTGCATATACTGGTGAGACAGGATCAACAAGCACAGCCAATTCGAATCAAATCGTACATGGTGGTGCTGTTTTAACTATTGCTAAATTAAGAGAAGCAAAACAGACTCTTGATTTAAGCGATGTAGATCCTTCTATACCAAGACACATTATAGTATCACCAAAGCAGATTAGTGGTCTTTTAAATATAACTGAGGTAACGAGTTCAGATTTCAACACAGTCAAAGCATTGGCTACTGGTGAAGTTAATTCATATCTTGGTTTCAACTTCATTGTATCAAACAGACTTGCATTATCTGGCACAACTAGATCATGTATAGCCTTCGCACAAGATGGAATAGCTCTAGGTATCGGAAAAGATATTTCCGCTAGAATAGACGAAAGAGCTGATAAATCTTATGCCACTCAAGTGTACTACTGCACAAGCATCGGTGCTACTAGAATGGAAGAAGCTAAAGTTGTTGAAGTACAATGTACCGAATCGTAATAGGAGGAATATATGGGAACTAAAAACTCAGACTTAGTAGCAAACTTAGAAGCTACGCCTCAAGTTGCAACTAGTGCCAATCTTCTACATGGATCAGTTCGTGTAGCACAAGGAACTATTGAACTTGCGGCAGGGGATAGTAACGATAACGATATTGTTATGTTAGCACCGATTCCAAGTAATGCGACTGTAACCGAAATAAACGTAGGTTCAGACACATTCGGTGGATCATGCACATTCAATGTCGGAATTTATACTTCCGCTGGTGTGGTTAAAGACGAAGATTGTTATGCAACTGCAGTAGCTGACGCTGGTGCAATGGCAGATGTTCGTCACGAAGTTGCGGCAATAGATACTGTCGGAGCTAAGATACACACTACTGCTGGAGACACTACAGATCCAGGTGGTTACTACTACATTGCAGCTACTATGGCTGCTGCTGGTGGTACTGCTGGAACAATGTCATTCAGAATAGAATACGTTGTAGACTAGAAAATAGAATTAAACAGGCGAGTAGAGGGAGACTGAACCTCGCCTGTTTAGCATGAAACAGATTAAAGATTTAAAACCTGTACTACATTTTAAAAAAGATAATTATGTGTACAGATATGTTCTTGTAGACCGGTTTCATCATGGTCCTAAATATCATTATGGATTTGATGCTAAACAAGAAAGAACAGAAGAAGAGATATTTGCTTTAGAAAGATATAGACAAATAAGGCGTAAGTATATTATAAGGAAGTAATATGGCATCAACAGTAGATATTTGTAATGGAGCATTAAATCAATTAGGAGCAACAACAATCCTATCCTTAACAGAAGATTCAAAAAACGCTAGACTTTGCAATTCAAGATATACTCAAGTTAGAGATGCCTTGTTTAGAACTCATCCTTGGAATTGTTTACAAGCAAGATTAGAACTAGCTGCATCAACTACTACTCCGGCATGGGGTTTTGCTTATGCTTATACATTACCAGCAAACTGTTTAAGATTACTTAGAGTATTAGATTACGATTCAAATTATAAAGTGGAAGGTAGAAAAATATTAAGTAACGCATCCACTATGAAAATATTATATATTTCAAGAGTTACCGATCCCAATGAATATGATGAATTATTAAGAGAAACATTATCTGCGGCTTTAGGTGCAGACATTGCTTATGCAGTAACATCTAACAATACAACATCACAAAATATGATTTTATCATATCAAGAAAAATTAAGAGATGCTAGATTTGTAGATTCAACTGAAGGTCAAAATGTAGATCAAGATTTAGGAATGACAGATGTTATAGATGCAGGTTCATTTATTAACTCAAGGTTTTAATACATGGCTAGAGTAGCTGCACAACTTACAAATTTTACTGCAGGTGAATTATCACCTAGATTAGATGGAAGAAATGATTTATCAAAATACGCTGCAGGGTGTTCAAATTTACAAAATTTAGTTATCTATCCTCATGGAGCTGCGGCTCGTAGACCAGGTACAACATTTGTAGCTGAAGTTGTGGATAGTTCAAAAAAAACAAGACTAATACCTTTTGAATTTTCAACAACACAAACTTACATTCTTGAATTTTCAAATTTAAAAATAAGATTTTATAAAGACAATGGTGCAATATTAGAAGGTGATAAAACAATAACTGGAATTACCAATGCTAATCCTGGCGTTGTTACTGCAACATCACATGGTTATTCTGATGGAGACCTTGTAATTCTTTCAAGCGTTGCTGGAATGACAGAAGTTAATGGTATAACTTATAAAGTTGCTGGTAAAACAACACATACTTTTCAATTAAATGATATTGATGGTAATGCTGTAAATACTTCCACATCAGGACCTTATTCAGTTTATACTTCTGGCGGTGTTGCAAATAGAATTTATACAATTACCACTCCTTATTTAGAAGCAGAATTATTTGATATAAAATTTGCTCAATCTGCTGATGTTATGTATCTTTGCCATCCATCCCATGAAACAAATAAATTATCAAGAACTGGACATACAGCATGGACATTGGCGGAAGTTGATTTTACCAATGGACCATTCATAGATGTTAATACAACAACAACAACTTTAACACCAGCTTCCGCAGGTGTTGGAGCTGGAGTAAATATTACAGCCTCTGCTACAACTGGAATTAATGATGACCAAGGATGGTTGGCTACAGATGTTGGTAGACAAATTCATTTTAATGCTGGTTATGCAGTAATAACCGCTAGGACAAATTCAACTGTTGCAGTTGCAACTATTACAACCGCCTTTACAAATACAAATGCTATTTCAGCTTGGTACTTAGGAGCTTTTTCTAATACAACAGGCTTTCCTTCTTGCGTAACCTTTTTTGAACAACGTCTATGCTTTGCCGCAACATTAAGTAATCCACAAACAGTTTATTTTTCAAAGTCTGGTGATTATGAAAATATGGATGCTAATATTGCTGGTACTGTAGCTGATGATGATGCAATTATTTATACAATCGCATCCAACCAAGTAAATGCAATTAGATTTATGTCATCAACAAGAACTTTAATTATTGGAACTGCAGGTGGTGAATTTGCAGTATCAGGGGGTGGAGATGACAATGCTATAACTCCAACAAATATATTAATTAAAAAACAAACAAATAATGGTGGAGCTAATGTAGATGCTGTAGCAGTTGGTAATGCTACCTTATTTTTACAAAGAGCAAAAAGAAAAATTAGAGAACTAGCTTATAATTTTGATGTAGATGGTTATTCTTCACCTGATCTAACTGTCCTTGCCGAACACGTTACTACTAGCGGAATAACTCAAATGGCTTTTCAAGGTGAACCATTATCAATTTTATGGTGTGTTAGAGGAGATGGTGAATTAGCAGCATTAACTTATCAAAGAGAACAGGAAGTTGTTGCTTGGCACAGACATATTTTTGGTGGAAAATTTGGTGCTGCAACAATAACAGTTACAGATTATACAAACATAGCAACCGGAACAAGAATTACTTTAACTAAATCAGATGGTACAACAGTTACCTTTACATCAGAGGCTTCAGGTGGAACATCTCCAGATGACACTTTAGGCTTTAGACCAAATGAAAGTAACGACACAACAGCAGATAATATTTATACTGCTATTAATGCTCATGCTGATTTTACTGTTGCCAATCCAGCCGCAAATGTAGTTACAATCACAGAGACATCTCCTTCGTCTACAGGATTTTTAACAATTAAATCTGTAGATGATTCAACAAGATTAGCAACAACAGATCAAGGTAAAGCTGTATGTGAAAGTATTGCTGTAATTCCAACTGATGATACAGAATATCAAATATGGGTTATTGTTAAAAGAACAGTTAATGGATCAACTAGAAGATATGTAGAATACTTAAATATATTTGAATTTGACGCAACAGATAATACCTCATTTAATTTTTTAGATAGTGCTTTAAGTTATAGTGGAACTGCCGCAACAACAATTACAGGATTAGAACATTTAGAAGGACAAACAGTTGCTATATTAGCAGATGGTGCAACACATCCAAATAAGATTGTAAGTTCGGGAAGTGTTGTTTTAGATCGTTCTGCAACAAATGTTAAAATGGGATTAGCTTATCATTCAATATTAAAAACAATGAGGATAGATGCTGGTTCACAAGATGGAACATCTCAAGGAAAAACTAAAAGAATTTATGAAATTACTGCTAGATTATATCAAAGTGTTGGTGTTGAGGTAGGACCAAATTTATCTGATATGGAAAGAATACCATTTAGAACTTCTGCTAATCCTATGGATGAAGGAATCCCAGTATTTACAGGAGACAAAGAAGTAGAGTTTAGAGGAAATTATGATACTGATGGATATATTTTTGTTAGGCAAACTCAACCTTTACCTTTTACAATTTTATCGTTATACCCAAGGCTAGTAACAAATGATGGATAATACACTACATATAGTACCTTATACAAGAGATCATGGACAGTTTATATTATCTTGTCAAATGAATCATAAAATTTTAGAAGCAGACAGAAAATATATGGAAGATGCTAAAAATTTAGTAGAACAAAATTTAGCATTTACAGGTTTAGTAAATAAAGATCCTATTTTTGCCGCAGGAATGAAAATAATTTGGGGACAAGTTGCAGAAGGTTGGGTGATTGCTACAAATGAAATGTGGAAATATCCACTAGGAGTTGCTAAAGCAATTAAAAAAGATTTTGCTAATGTTGCCAGACAACACAATATTAAAAGAGTTCAAACCGCAATCAGAAAAGATTTTAAACAAGGTTTAAGATTTGCGGAATGGTTAGGTTTGGAGAATGAGGGTTTAATGAAAAGTTATGGGTTTGATGGTTCAGACCAATACAGATATGCGAGGATATTTTAATGGGTACAGCTTTTGCTATCGGAATGGGTGCATTACAATACCAAGCTCAAGGCAAAATTGGTAAGTATAATCAATCAGTTCAAGAAAGAAATGCTAAAGTTTTAGAAGGTCAAGCAGATCAAATAGAAGCAAAGGCAGAATTTGATATTGCTCAATTTGCAAAAAGTTTTAAAAAAATTGAAGGTGAAACTACAGTTGCTCTAGCAAAATCCGGTGTTCAAGTTGGAAGTGGAAGTAGTTATTATATTGAGTTATCAAATGCTATTGAAGCAGAATTACAAAAAAATTTAATTGATTATAATTCAAAAGTAGCAGTAGCAAATAAAATGGAAGAAGCAAACTTTGCAAGAATTTCAGGACAAATTGCCAGAAATGAAGCTAGATTAGCACAAATAAATACAATAGCTCAAACAGGAACGAGTTTATTAGCAATGAGTAAAGGTGCTGGATAATGCCAAAGATACCTACATTTACAGCGACAGGATCAATAGAACAATTAGCTGGTACTACATCTAATATTAAAATCAGTCCTAATGCTAATATTTTTAGTGCTTTAAAACCGGTAACTGATGCTGTTGTTAATTTTAAAATAAAAGAAAATGATGCTCAAAATAAAACAGAAGCATTAAAATTAGAAAATGATTTCATAACTGATATGCAAAAAGTTTATGATGAAGTAAATGTTTTAGAAAATAAAGAAATAGCAAATCAAATTTTAAAAACAAAGTCAAATTCTTTAATTGAAAAATATAAATCAACTGCAACCAATGGAAGTGTTCAAGGTTTATTTAATAATTATGCTTTAGCTGAAGTACAAAAAGGAATTTTTAGAACTAATACACAAATATCAAAAAATATTTTAACATCATTAGATAATAATGTTGCTTTAAAAGAAAACAGATTATTAAGAACTGCTTTTTTTGCAGAAGGTAATTTTGATTATGCTACTTTAGAAAATGATTTAATTAATTTATATACAACTAATTATAAAGGCAAAATACCAAATG